TTGGTGAATTAGAGAACTGAGTGAATTCAGGGTCTACACTTACATATCCATCAGTGTTAGCTGCAGAGTAGTTAGGAGTAGAAGATCCTTTTCCATATTCAGAACCATATACAAAGATTTTTACTAAAACACCTAAACCAGCTAATGTAGCAGTTTTATATGGTGCAACAGCTAAAACTCCTGTAGCTAAGTTAGAAGCAGTAACAACCGCTTTAGACTCATTTCCAGCAGCATCTACTATAACGATAGTAGCTCCAACACTAATAACGTTCTTTACGTCAGCAGCAATTGGAATAGTTAAACCGTTTACTTGATCACTTGCTACGTCAGTATAAGAGATGTGTAATCTATTTTGTTCAGACCAAATTACTTGATCAGAAGTCATTGGCATTTCAGCTCCAACCATACGTAAGAATCCAGATAAAGTTCTGTTTCCATAACGTTCTACTTCTTGAGCATAAATCTCAGGTAAGTATTGTTGAGCAAAAGTGTCAGTGTCACCAGCTGCCGCTCCGTCGTTAAACTGAAGGTAGTTGGTTTGTAATAATTGTTGTTGTTGAGACGGTACAATCGAACCGAATAAAGGACTTACAGCCATAATTTTGTTTTTTTAATGTTAAATGTTAATTTTTCTAATCTTTAATTTTGAAGAATCAGTGCCTCCCACTACTTTAACTTTAACACCCTTTATGAACGCTTCACTAGAAGCCGTCTTTCTTGGCTCTGTTGTGATGTTCTTGGATTTAGCCATAACCTCTTTTACGCTATCGGCTTTACCCTGTTCGTAAAAGTGTTGAGCTATTGTGTCAGCGTTTCTTGCAGCGAATAAAGCTTTGTGGTAGTTTTTTGCATCCGCTATTTCTCCTTCTTTGTTTAGGAACGTCCCAATAAAGTTTGAAATATCAGATTGTGCATCGGCTACTTGTGAAGGGTTTTTAACTCCGTATCTAAATTTCTTTTCACCTACGTTGAAATCAAAACCTTTGAAATCGTTGTTGAATAAATTTTTAGTTACTTTTTGAAAATCCTCGTGCTTAGCAATATTTGCTTTCTGCTCTTCGTTGTATCGGCTGAAAAAGTCAGTCGCTTTTTGTTGCTCTTGAGTTACGCCGGGTCTCAACTTGATTTCGTCGTAGTATTTACTCTTTGTTTGCTCTAAAAAGTCTTTGGCTTTTGCAACTTCTTCTTTAAACGCAATTTTTGCTTTGCGTATATCTCTATCTTCGTCTAAGTCTTCATCCCAAGTAAAGTCCTCTAATAGTATACTGATATCCTCAGAATCTAAATGTGGCTTCGTTTTAGAATAAAACTCACGAAGTAATGTATCGTTATCAATATTTGAGTAATCTGCGTTTAATCTAACGTAGTCCTCAATTCCTCCACCAGTGTCTTCCATAAAAGATACTAGCTTCTCGATGTTCTCTGGTAATGGTTTACCTGTTATAGCTGCATCTCTCTGCGCTTCTCTAACTTCATTAGTAACTTGTGCAACTTCTTCATCGATATCTTCTTCTACAATCTCTTGTATAACTTGATAATCGCTTTCTTCAGTAGCAACCACTTCTTCGACAACTTCTTCTTTGGTTTCTTTTGTTAAATCAACCTTAATAATTTCCGGTTCTACCTCACCTTGAGCTTCTGCAGCAGTGTTAGGTATTACTACCTTTGCCGTCTCCGTACTTTTTGTTAAATTCTTAGGTTTGGTTTTCTTTCCTTTCATGGAAAACTCCCCCTCTTTTTTTACTTGTTCTGACATAATATAATATAATTAAATAGTTAATCTTTTATGATACTAAAAGTTATCTAAACCAAAACCACCAAGAGTATCATTCCCTGCTGATTCAAAATTTGTTGGTAAAGAATCGTTTTGTCTTTGTGATATCAACTCAGACTGTTGAGTCGCTTGTATTTTTGTTCTTTCGTCTTTCCTATCTTCCATGTCTTTCTCTTTAGCTCCTTCAGCATTTGCTTTAACTTGAGCTAATTGCATACTGTAATTAAATTCTTCAGCCATTAATTGCTTCTTAATTTCAGCTTCCATTTGTAACCTCTGTATTAGGAATTGAGATTTACCTTGCTCAAACTGTAGATTAGTTTCCACTAATGCTTGCTGTTTTTGAACTTCAGACATAGCTGCTTGTTCAGCTGCTTGCGCACTAGCCTCTCCCTGAGCTTTAATATTCTGTAGGTTCTGCTCTTGCATTGCCTCTGCTTTTCTCTTTCTTTTAACCTTAAGCATTTGGTTAGCTAACTTAAGATTAGATATCTCTCTAATATCTATTACATCTTCTAAGTCAATACTACCCGTTTGTAGAGCAATTTGTATATTTTGCTCTAACGCTTGTTTCTCTTCCTCTTCTGGTTCTAATTCTAAGAAGATACCAAACTCATGTGCGTTTAGATTCTTCATTTGATCTAATGTATCTACATTGAAAGAACTTATAGAATTCATTAAAGCGTTTCTAGTTAGAGGGTACGCTATCATATCCGCAGCTCTCAATCCAATATTCTCAGCTGTTTTAATAGTTAAGTACATTAATGACTGTAAAACGTGCTTAGTAGCTACGTTAGAAGCCATTGCTGCTAATTTTTGTAATCCAACTAATGAATCCTTAGCTGGTTGACTACCATCTCTAGCTTCATTTAATCCGGTTACATCTCTAATCATCTGTAAGTAATACTGATACGTCTGAATAAGAGCTTGTATTTTATTTAACCCTGAAGAGCTTTGTAATTCCTGAATAGGAATTTTAGCTCTGTTAGGGTCTCCATCTTGTGTTAAGGACCTACCAACAATACTACCAGTTTGGAAGTACATGTTAAGTGCTTCTTGTGGATTATAATTTGTTCCGTTACCTAAATCAACCTCAGCTAAACCATCTACATCAACAAAAACACCATCTGGAACTAACCTAGATAGCACCTGTTGTATTTTAAGGTGTGTTATTTGAATCATATCAGCGAAACTGATACATTTGCTGACAATAGATTCTATACGTCCCTGATACATTCTAGGAGCCGTTATACTGTAATTCATAGAAACCTTAGTTTGGTCACTATAAGGTCTAGTCATGTTCTCTGCTAATTCCCATTTAAGCATTTTCTTGTGGCCTAAAATTTTCGCTCCACTATATAATACTTCTATTGATCTATTAACTCTGTTAAAGTTATCACTTGGTGGTGGGTCATAAGTATCTATCTTCTCAAGAGCTTTTTCAAGACCTTGATCTGTTTGTCTTATCTTCCACACCTGATCAGCATACGTTTTATATTCAAAATATAATACTTGTATGTTGTTCTGGTCAGTATTCTGACCTTGACCTGTTCTAGTGTAATTCGCATCACCAGGATATTTTTCTATTTCTTTAAGATCATCTCCAGTTAAGTCAGGAAATTCTTTCTTAAGCTCTTGTAAGCTAACGCTTTTAACCTCTCCAACGTAATATAGGTCTTCGAAATTAGGATCTTCAGTGTAAGAATAAACTACGTTAACAGGGTCGACGTAGTCAATAGTAATACCATTAGCGAAATTAAAGTTTGTTTTAGTAGCTGCAATACCTATAACAGTTAAATCATGAGCTAGTCTTTTCTTAATCTCTTCATACTTATTATAGCTAAAAACATTATCAATCAACTCTTCTTCAGCTATTTCTATAGCTTGCTTATATTTCAGCTGCATATGAAGATCTAACTCGTCTTTATCTTTAGGCAGATCTATAGCTGGTATATTAGTGCTTCTTAAATCCACACCACTGTTTTGTAGTGTTTCTTCAATTAAATCAGCTGCAAAAGCGTCTTGAGCGATATCATTAGCATGTTCCATTCTTTGTTTAACAGCAAATGGATCAGTAGCTTTAGAAGAGATCTTATACCCTTTATCTGTCATACCATTAACAACTATGTCTACAAACTTAGATAAAACAGCGATAGGTTTCCAGTCTAAATTAAGATAAGACAAATCACCGTTTATAGATAACTCGTCTTTATATTTACCAACTGATTGTTCTCCTCTAGCATATAGTCTTAAATTGTGAAAATATTGCCAATTCCCAGCGAAACGTCCACCAGAAGCTAATCCTCTATCTCCCCTAAACCATTCATTCTCAATGGCCATTCCGACAGCGTGACCGTATTCCTCACTCTGCTTTTCTTCTTCACTAACCACTTGACTTGGAAAAGAACTATTTGGACTTGTGTATATATTCATTTATTTTATTATTTTTGAGAACTCTCCGTTGTTGTCATATTTTTTAAAAGATAATGGAACTATTGTCTTAGTTTGTTTAAATACAGGTGTATATCTATTTTTGTTACAAGCCATTATAGCTAGACCTGAACTTATAGTAGCATCGAATTTTGTTCTGTTGTTTATGTCAAACTTAGCCCAATCTTCTAATGTCTCTTGAAAATACAAATCTCCATACCCTCTTTCAGTAGCTCCAACAAAATCCTGTATATATGATTCAATGGCTGCAGCGTGAGCTTGTTTTATATCTTCGCTTGAGTTAGGTATTCCACCAATCTCCTTCTCTGTCACTGATAATTTATTCCAAACCTTATCTGGTCTGTTCATTGAGAAACCTCTGTAACCTCTTCTCTTAAAATGATATAGAAGTCTAGGTTTATTATTCTCACATAGTATTGGCATTCCGTAAAAGATACAAGCCATTAAAACGTCTTCAAAGAATATCTCAGCGGTTTGTGGTCTAGATACATATTCTAAAAAGAACATATTAGCTGGAGCATTCTCCATACTAAACTTAGTTAAACCGTGTAAAGCTCCTTTAGAACCTCTTCCATCAACTGTTCCTGATATATCATAACTATCACAGCCGAAAGCTCCCATGTGTTCAGAACCTGGGTATTTTATACCATTTTTATTTATAACCTTATTTTGTAGTTCTTTTGGAGGTATCCATGATACCATAAACCTACCTGATTTATCTGGAGCGAAATTAACAGCTCCATCCTGAACTCCATTCTCCCAGTAGAACCTACCTCTTGTTACTAAAGCCTTGTTATTAATATCCTCGTTGTAATCTATTTGTTCATAGATTTTAGTAAGGTTGAATAATGATTGCTTAGCTTCATCTCTAAAAGCGTGTTTTGTTGTTCTAGGGAATTGTCTGT